AAGAATTTCCGACCAAGGACGATTTTTTGAAAAATTTTTTGGAAGGGGTGAATAACTTGAAGAAGATTGAAAACCAAACAAAGGAAAACATGATTGCCCTTGGAATTTACAAGCCTGAATTTGATTTGACAATTCAAGTTTATGCAGGACTTGTTGAACAATATCAGGCACTTGAAAAGGAATTTAAGAAAACAAAATTCAGAGTGGTTGAGAAAACAGGATATAGTTCAAACACAAAAAAAGC